AGAGATTTAATTAATCACTCACAACAATTATATCCTAAAGCATACCCTGGTGCTAAATGGAGAGAACAAGAAAAAGAATGGAGATTTCCGTCAGGGGCGAAAATAGAATTTGGATACGCTGAGAACACTACTGATGTACTTCGATATCAAGGTCAATCTTACACATGGATTGGAATCGATGAGCTACCACAATATCCCAATCCAGATATTTATAATTTTTTAAGATCTTCTCTTAGATCAGTAGATCCAAATATACCAGTATTTATGAGAGCTACAGGAAATCCAGGCAACGTAGGATCAACATGGGTAAAAGAAATGTTTGTAGATCCTGCAGTACCAAATACTAAATTTGATATAGAAATAGAAACACCAGTAGGTGTAAGAAAAATATCAAGAAGATTTATACCAGCTAAGTTACAAGATAATCCCTATCTGATGCAAACAGAAGATTATTATATTATGCTGGCATCACTACCAGAAACACAAAGGAAACAGTTTTTAGATGGTGATTGGGGAGCGTATGAAGATGCTGCATTCCCAGACTTTAGTAAAGATTTACATGTTGTAGAGCCTTTTGAAATACCTAACAACTGGCATAAATTTAGAGCATGTGACTGGGGTTATTCTTCTCCAGCTTGTGTACTTTGGTTTGCAATAGATTTTGATAATAACTTGTATGTTTACAGAGAACTATACACTAAAAAAGTTGTTGCTGATCAGTTTGCTTACCAAGTATTAAATCTAGAACAAGGTGAATATATAAGATATGGTGTACTAGATTCTAGCACCTGGGCAAAAAGAGGAGATGTTGGTCCAAGCATTGCTGAAACAATGATAACATCAGGATGTAGATGGAGACCATCAGATCGTTCGCCTAAAAGTAGAATCAATGGTAAGTTAGAAATACATAGACGACTGTCGGCTGATGCAGAAACAGGTGAGCCCTCACTATATATTTTTAATAATTGTTTAAATATTATTCGAACACTACCTCTATTACCGTGTGATAAGAATAATCCAGAAGACGTAGATACGCATGCAGAAGATCACGCATATGATGCATTAAGATATGGCTGCATGTCACGCCCCATTAATCCTCATGGAAGTGGCTTTTCGTCATTTTCTCAACCACAAGGCTATAAGCCTGCAGATACAATGTTTGGATACTAATGGATATAAATAATAAAAAATTAATTGTTGGATTTTCTGAAATTACAATTAAAGAAGAAGACGCAAGTTTTAAAAAAGATAATTTAACTGACTGCTATGGACAGTTTTTACAACGTGAAAATTCCATACAGATTAATACAAATTTAGAACCACATGATAAATTAAATACAGTTATTCATGAGATTCTACATTCATGTGTATATGTTAGTGGCCTTAATCAAAAGGGAGCTCCATTAGAAGAGGATAGCTCAGAAGAGATTGTGGTAAATAATTTAGCTAATATATTTCATACAGTCTTACGAGACAACCCATGGCTTGTTAGATTTATTAACGAGTACATACCTAAACAAAAAACTAAGGAGAAATAAATGCCAAATATAATGCAAAAATATAAACAAGGTGATTTAGACGAAAATAATTCAGGTTACGGAAATTCTGCTAAAACATCTAATCCAGCTGATAATATGCCACCAGTAGTAGAGGGCGGTATTAATGAAGATGCACCTAAAGTAAAATCTAATATGGTTGATAAAAGTGTGTTTTCAAAAGCAGACGAAAGAGACTACTAATCCAATAAGGATATATAATGGATACTACAGATAATACAGTAGCATTAGATGATGAGTCTAATGAACAACAACCGTTAAGTGATTACAGCAATTTAGCAGGGTATATAAAAGAAAAATTTATACGTTCTGAAGATTCTAGATTATTTGATGAGAGCCGTTGGTTAAGAGCCTACAGAAACTATAGAGGTATATATGGCTCTGAAATGTCATTTACTGAAAGAGAAAAGTCTAGAGTATTTGTTAAAATAACTAAAACAAAAGTTCTAGCTGCTTTTGGTCAACTTATAGAAGTATTGTTTGCTAATGCTAAGTTTCCACTTGGTATTACACCAACAAAACTTCCAGATGGTATATCAGAATATGCTTATGTTGATGATGAACAAGTAGAGCCAGCAGAAACAGAACAACCTAGTCCTTATGGATTTCCTGGTGATGGTAATGAATTTGAACCAGGAAAAACTATAGAAGATATATTAGGTGGATTATCAAAAGACTTTGAAGGTTTAAACATTAAAGCTGGTCCTTCACCTGATCCAACTAAAAAAGTACAATTATCGCCTGCAAAAGAAGCGGCTGCAAACATGGAAAAATTAATTCATGATCAGCTAGAAGATACTTCTGCAATAACTGTCCTAAGACATTGTTTATTTGAAATGGCATTACTAGGAACTGGAATAATTAAAGGTCCTTTTAATTACGAAAAAACTAAACATAAATGGGAAAAAGGGGATGAAGGAGAAATGGAGTATTCTCCAGAATCAAAACTAGTTCCTAAAATAGAAGCAGTAAGTTGTTGGGATTTTTATCCAGATCCTGATGCAACAACAATTGAAGATTGTGAGTATGCTATACAAAGGCATACATTAAGTAGAAGCCAACTAAGGGATTTAAAAAATAGACCATTCTTTAGAAAGAATGCAATTGCTGATTGTTTATCAATGGGCCCAAACTATCAAGCTAGAGGATTTGAAACTGCACTACTTGATAGAGAAAATGTAGATGATTTAGATAAAAATAGATTTGAAGTATTAGAATACTGGGGCCTAATGGACAAACAACTAGCTAAAGAATCTGGCCTAGAGCTTGAAGGTGATGTTGAAGATATTGATGAGTTAGAAGAAGTTCAAATTAATGCGTGGATATGTAATGGTAAAATACTAAGATTAGTGTTAAATCCATTTACTCCTGAAAGAATACCATTTCATGTAGCACCATATGAAATAAATCCATATCAATTTTTTGGTGTAGGTTTACCTGAAAATATGGAAGATGCACAGCAAGTAATGAATGGTCATGCAAGAATGGCTATTGATAATTTAGCACTAGCTGGTAATCTAGTATTTGATATAGATGAAACACAATTAGTACCAGGACAAGATATGAGTATATATCCTGGTAAAATATTTAGAAGACAGTCTGGTGTAACAGGAACAGCAATCAATGGATTAAAGTTTCCTAATACATCATTTGAAAACTTACAGATGTTTGATAAGTTTAGACAGCTAGCAGATGAAGCAACTGGAATACCATCTTATTCACATGGAGCAACTGGTGTACAGTCTACTACAAGAACAGCTGCAGGTATGTCTATGTTAATGGGAGCATCTGCTTTAAGTATAAAAACAGTTATAAAAAATATAGACGACTATTTATTACGACCCCTTGGTGAAGCACTATTCTCTTGGAACATGCAGTTTAATGCAAGCATTCCAGATATACAAGGAGACTTAGATGTAAAAGCAATGGGAACATCTTCATTAATGCAAAAAGAAGTTCGTTCTCAAAGACTAATGACATTTATGCAAACTGCAAATAATCCAAATATTGCACCGTTTGTTAGATGGCACTCAGTACTTACAGAGATAGCTAAATCTTTAGATATAGATCCAGAAGATTTAATTAATGATCCAGAAAAGGCTGCAATTTTTGCAAAAATAATGGGAATGACAAATGGAAATAAACAAGATGAAGGCTCTGGTGAACAACCACCAGGCATGGGATCTGCTGGAGGAGTACCTCCAGGAGCAAATCCAACTGATACAACGGGAGCTGGAGGCGGCAACATCGGAGTTGGAGGTATTCCGCAACCAGGGGAAACTAACTTCGCTCAGGAGGCTTCTGTCGCTCAAGCACCAACTAAACAATAAAGAATTAAAAAAAACTAAAGGATTTTTTAAATAATGGCAACTACAACATCTACCAAACCAGGAGAAATAGGAGGCACTTCAATACTTTCTAAAAGAAGTCCTACCTATAGACTAGTATTAAAAGTTGATCCTACAACAGGACAATACAAATATGAATACGAAGTAGATGATGCTCCTAAAGTTTCTGATGTTATACAATCTGCTACTCCAGTAGTACCAGAAGTTCCAGATACTGGAGGAGATGGTGACAGCACACCTACTTTTGGGAATATAACCCCAGATCCAGTAGATCCAGGCACAAGTTTTGAACAAACTAAAAGAATGCTTGGAGGAGGAGGAGGCCGAGATCGAGAGCAAATAGACTCTGGAGAGTACAGAATGAATCCAGATGGCACTGTAGGATACAGAAGAGCAAATCAAAAAAACTTTATTACAGTAAGTGAGACTAGTCCTGGAGCACAAAGATTTATGGCAGGTCTTACTAAAGGTGTGAGTAAAGTAACAGATACAATAGGAGATTTTGTAAGCACTGGTGGTTTTATTGGATCTGCATTTAGAAATATTTTTAGTGGAAGTAAAGCGGCCACAAAAGAATATGATGGGAGTTATAATCAAATGCCTGCAGGATTTGTTGATGGAGGAGAACCTGACAAACAACCTTTAGATAATCGTAGACCAGATAGTATGGGAGCAGCAGACACTACAAAAACTACTTTTGATCAAACTGCAGATGCATTAACAGGAGGCACTGTATCATATGAAAAAGTTTATACAGGTACTGCTAAACAGATACAGCAAAAAAAGGGACCATTTAAAATGGTGCCTAAAGTAGACACATCTTTAAGAAAAGTTTATACAGGCACAAAAAAACAACAACTACAAAAAAAAGGACCTTATGATTTAGTTGGTCCTACATCAAATTTTCCTGTAAAAAAACCCGATATGCCTAGACAGGAAACAACATTAACAGGCCCTAGAGAATTAGGTGCTACAACTAGAAGTGATATTGGAGAAGCTGTTAGAGAAGGCGATATTACAAAAGCTGTAGATATTGCTAAAACTACTGCAGGAAGTTTAGGACAATCACGAGATAAAGCACAAGCAGAAATGGATAAAGCACGAATAGGTGCTACTACAAATAATGCAATGTCTGGTTATGGTAGTAATATAGGTTCTGATAGACGACAAAAAGAACAAGAAAAAGATGTAGCTTCTGCTAGAGAAGCTGCTAAAAATACTGAAGCAGAAAAAGGCAGAACTGTAGATAGAGATAATGCAGTAGATAATGCTGCTAGATCAAATGAAGTATCTGATAAAAACGGCAATGCCGTAACCAATAATGGCAAGGCTGTAAATTTTGGTGGTAATAAAAAATCTGAAAAACAAAAAGCTGATGGTGCTGGAGGTAATAATTCTGGAGGAAGAATTATATGTACTGAATTATATCGTCAAGGATTAATTTCAAGAAAAGATTATATGTTAGATTTATATTATACTTCAAAGCATCTAACTCCACAGCATACGGCAGGCTACTGGCATTTTGCAGTACCTGCAGTTAAAGCAATGAGACGCAGTAAATTTTGGACTGCATTCTGGAGAGAGATTGCATATAATAGATTACAAGATATTAAATGGAGACTTGGTTATGGTAAGTTTACTTTAAAGGGTAGAATTTATAGTGCTATATTTGAGCCATTTTGTTATATATCAGGATATTTTAAACCTAACGCAACATATAAAGAACTATATAAAGGAGAATACTAATGGCAGTAAACCCATTAATGGCTAACCCACAACAAGCACCAATGCCTGCAGGACAAACTGAAGCACCGATGCAAGGTGGAGGACAGCCTCAACCAGTAAATGTTAACCCACAAGAATTTCAAAATGCTATGCAAAATTTATCTCCACAAGCTATGCAGGCTTTAGATATGCATTTAACTCCAGCTGTTAAGCAAGCATTAGGAGAACTATTAGGATCTGAAATAGCAGGAATAGTACAAGATATTGGTCCTGATCAACCTACTATTAGCATTCCTATATCTGTAATTGCTAGTGCCTATCCAACAGAGGGCGGAGACATTCAACAATCTATACAAATGATGGAAGAAGATTTTAGGTCTAAAGCAGGACAAGGACAACAAGAGATTCCTAGATCACCGCAAGGTGGACTAGGCGGAGCACCTATGGGAGCTCCACCAACTAACGTGCCACCTATGCAATAAAGCATAGCACACGAGGGCTACCCTTCCCCATAAGGCACCCAACTCAACTAAGGAGGATACTATGGTTGACGACACAAATGAAGATGTAATAGAAACAACTGAAGAAGTAATTGAAGAAACAGAAGAAGTTTCTCTTACACCTGAACAGGAGCAAGTAGAAGAAATACTTGATCCAACACCTTATCAAAATAAATATAAAAGAGATCTCGATGATAAGGATACTGATACAGCTACCGAGCAACAGGACACCGAAGAAGAGGCTACTCCTGAAGAACGCCCTGTAACAGCCGAGGAAAAGGCTTTTAAGAAACGTTATGACGATCTTAAACGCCATTACGACAAGACCTTAAGTAAGCATAAAACAGAAGTTACTAAACTTAAGACTCAAGTTGAACAGAGTGCAAATAAAATATTGCCTCCAAAAGATCCAGCAGAGCTGGCTGAATGGAAAAAGCAATACCCAGATGTTTATGATGTAATTGAAACTATATCACTTCAACAAGCAGATGATCGTGCTAAACAACTTGAAGAAAAATTTCAGTTTTTACAGGAACAGCAATCGCAAATTTCTAAAGAAAAAGCTGAAGTTGAATTACTAAAAAGACATCCTGATTTTCAAGAGATCAGAGCTACTGACCAATTTCATGAATGGGCACAAGTTCAAGATCCAACAATTCAAGGATGGTTGTATGATAACACAGACAACGCTGATTTAGCTGCAAGAGCTATAGATCTTTATAAAATGGATGCTGGCATTACTACTAAAA